CTTAGATGTTATCACGCCTATGTGATCGTTATTAAGTTAAGTAAGGGAACGGTGGGAAACCGCCCCATCCCTAGAGTGAAACTAGCCGTTCTTGCGAATTATAGTTTCTACGTCAATTCCTGCTTTGTCGAGCAGAAATTGGCGGAAATAATTCCAGGAGTCCTCTCCTTGGATTATTTTCTGGTAGAAGTCTTTTTCAAAAATTCTCCTACCCAGGTGCCGAGCAACGATGTTATCGAAGTGCAGCACCACTTTCGTTAGAGGGTCTCCCATTAGGATCCCTCGCGAAGTATTAACCTTCCAGAGATTATCTTCAAGGTTAATCAATTCTCCTATTTGGAAATTCCCATAATAGTAGATTTCGCGGGACCGGTATGCTACTTCGCATACTAAGTTCCGTAAAATACGTGGTATGCCGCATTTGCGCATCCACATATTTCCGATGACTCTCGCCACTTTATGTGACTGGAAATCGGTTGCCGTCTCATAGTCAGTGGAAACTGCTATGGTCGGCTTGTACGTTACGGTTACCCTTTCGGTGCCGTTGTACTCCTCCTTTTCATATGTTTGAATATTGAAAATGAGACTCTTGTAAGGATCGTTTTCGAAATCCTTAAAGAGGTTCCAAGAGTGATTTGCCATAGACATACCGCTCCTGCTACTGCGTATACCCCTGTCAAGAGGTATTGCACAGATCTTGTTTATCACGTCTAAAACGATTTTTAAACAAGCAACGCCCTTGGTAACTGATCTATTCTTACCAGGTTCGTCAACTACTACCAACATGGCCTTCCGGCGTTCATTTGGTGTAGTATGTAGTACATATTCTAGACATCTCCAGAATATGTACGTTCCGGGAGACGCACCTTCTTCAAGTGCGCCGTCCGGTTGTCCGGTGTGGAGGTCAAATTTTAATGCCTTCACACCAGCTGCATGGTCAGAGACTATATCTTGGATAGCCTGTACCGTGCCGTGCTCACGCTTCGTGTATTCCCACGTAGCGTTAGCATTTACAGTGATTCCTGCTTTCGTAGTTAATCCTGTAAAAGCGTAATCCGGGATCTTGTTCAGAATCTCGGACATCGCAACCGATACCAAGTGTAACTGATAGTTATTCACTGTATCGGGTAGCGTCCAGGTCAAAAGTGTTTTCTCTTTTGTCTGGAGCTTGACAGAAGGAGGCGGTTTTCCCGATCCTCTATTCTGACTGAGAACGTTATGCAGGTATGCCCTGGTCATTTCGTCCTTGGTTCTATCATACTCCTTCCATAAGGGTAAGAAGAACCTAAGCCAGCGAGCTTCCTTATTCAGGAATGTCTCATTGGATAAAGACTGCAGACCTCCTAGCGGAGCCTGGTCTTTGAAGGTTTTGCGGGCCTTTTTGAGCTCGGAAAACCTAGTGGTGAGATGCCGTCCATATTCAGTAATCTCCCCATCAAGAAATTCGTCTGAGATTAACTCCCAGATGAGTTTCAATACAAATATGTCATATTTTTCATATGTCCATATTTCATGCGGAAATGCACACATTCTCTGTGTGAATATTCCGTCTACGGTCTTCAACATTTCTAAGAAACGTGCAGGCCGTGTATCCTTGGTGTTCTTTCGACCCTGAGGATATATCTTTTCCGTAAACTCGTTTGTCCAACGTGGATCCGGATTACCCAAGAAGTATTGGTTAAGTACTTTCTTGAGAGTGCGGGCTGTAGAAGGTTTTTGTTCCTCCTTTTCCTGTTTACACAACTGGGTGAGTTTCCATCCCCAGTGTGTATGAAACCATAAGAACTTCATCCGTACCTTATGGTTTTTCAAGTCTTGGAACCTTAACCGGTTCTTAGGACTTTTCTTTCCTTCCCAATCAAAAAGATGGGTAGGTAAAGGTTCTGAAAGGCGCTTTATATCCGCCGGCCAGACTAGGACCTGTGGGGTTTCACCCCCTGCCATGTCCGCAAGGAACTTTCCCGATATTATTCGGAAATAGTCCCCATAAACCAACTTACGGTATGGCCGTTTAGTTGGTTTTACGTCTTGCCATCCCTCTTCGGGAGGTGCAGACGCCGTGCCTGATCCAGTTGCGAGACTAGGATCAGACATATCGGAAACTAAGTACTTTAGATTTTCCGACGGCCGGTAAGGGTCAGGTATCTCCCGATCTTTCCCGGATTCTCTTCTGAAGAATTTTACTTCTCCATTAGAGTATTTCTCTTCGATGCGAAAACCCGCATCTAGGAGTAATGGCAGTTGAAGGTTGACAGACCTTGACCCTGCAGCTCTGACTACAAGTGCTGACGGCACTTGTTTCAGAGAAATATGGTGGACCCCTCGCAGGTATCCAGCCATATCACGTGTCACTATTGGGGCTACCAATGGTGAACGCACCTGAAATCGTAAATGGGAATTTACCAGATCAGGTCTGAAAGGGGGGAAATTAATCCTTCCTCCCGCAGTAAACTTGATTGCAAC